AGCCAGGTTGCTGCGTGGCGGAAAGCAGCCCGTTGTTACGGGCCACCTGCATATCGAGGACGCTGCCAAACAGACGGGTTCCGGCTGCGACAGCCAAGGATGCCTTGTGAGCAACCTGCATGAGTTTGTCGATGATCATTTCCTGGCCTCCTCAGACCACACGGGCTTCGTCGACGTAGAGTTTGTCGACTCGCTTGATGGGAACGCTCTGGAAGCTGCTGACGCGCTTGCCGCCAACAATTTCGGTGGTAAGGGTGGAATTCTTCACCGCGTTGGGAAGCTGCTGGGCGAGCTTGGTCAGGATGGTCCTGTCCATGTATAACACGGGATTGCAGTTGTCCAGCGACGGCAGCATTTCCAGCGCCTCGAACAGGATGTTCGGCAGATGGGCGCCGGTGTATCCCGTCACGGTCGGGTCGGGACCGAGCAGACTGCGGTCGATGTTGGCGATCCGCACGACATAGCGGTAGTCCTGCACGATCAGCCCACAGTCCCAGCGATAGTGGGTGCGATAGGCCTGATACATGCCGGTGGCCGAACCGTCGGCAGTCAGAGCGGAAGCGGTGACTTCGCCAAGGTCTTTCGACTGCAGTCCGGCTTTAGAACCTTTCGGGAAAATCCCGTAGGTCTTGTCGGTGCCCCAGCCGATCAGCAGGATGGAAGCGTTGTCCGAGCCTGTGCCGCCAGCGTCCAGAATTTGTTCGCCGGTGCCAGCGGACAGACTGTCGTAGTGCGGCATGTAGCCGGTGATCGCTTCGGGCTCGATTTCTTCGTCGCCATACAGCACATACTGCATCAGCTTTTGCGAAATGCCCTCGATGTGGCCGGCATCTTCTTGCAGCCGGAAGGCCGGTGCATTTCCGTTCAGGTCGGCCAGGGCCTTGTCGATCTCGGCATAATCCTCCAGGTAGCCGGTAGAAGCCTGAACTTGCGCGCGCGAGCCCTTGGTGGGCTGGACGCCTTGGTAAAGCTTGCGCCACGTCGGGGTGGGCAGGCCGGTGCGGATGGAGAAACGGTGCCCGGTCAGGAGGTTGCCTTCGCGCCAGGTCATGTCGTCCAGCAGGCGGTTGGTTTGGTTCAGCACTTCCCCGATCATCGCCACACTGTCATTCGGGCCAAGGGCCTGCATGAAGTCAGCGAGTGTCGGGTTGGCGCCGATTTCGGGGAAGTGCGTCATGCGTCACCCTTTCGGCTGCATTGAGGGATACATTGCTGCCAGCTTTGCTTCGAGCACGCTAGCAGGGCTTCTGCTTCCACCCACCGACGAGCCCTCGATGTAGGGCTTTGCCAGTTTATGGAACATCTGAATGATGTGGGGATTGTTCCCCGCACCAGTCAAATCCAAGGCCGCGAAGAATTTTTCATCCGCGCCGAGCGAGATGAGGGCCTGCTTGGTTGCGCCAAGGGTTCCCTCAAGGTCGCTGGAAAATTCAGGCATGGCGCGAATTTCGCTGCGCCATTGTTCGTTCAGCTGGTTCCAGGCGGAGACGGCAGCTTCCTGCCCTTTCTGGATCATCGTCTGAACTTGGCCAGTGTAGAGATCGACAAGCTTCTGACCCCGCTCCTGGGCAGTAAGTTTGTCGTCATTCAGTAGCTCGGAAAACGTAGCCGAGATAGCATCATCCAACGTGACGCCATCTGCAAGCGTGAGTTTTGCCGGATCGAAAACCGAAGCGGCGTCGCGCACTGCACCAGGGTCGGCGCCTTCGGCGCCTTGCGCTGAGGCGGCTTCGCCGCCTTCCGTGGAGGGCTCGCCTACGCCGACGGGGGTCTGGCTGAGAAGAGAAGAGGGAGCGGCTTCTTGAGAGGGCGCTGCCTGTCCGCCGGGCTCGCTTGTGGCTGCGGTGGAAGGCGGATCGTCGAAAAGGAATTCCCAGGGTTTACGCATCTTGGCCATCCTCAATTTGCAAAGCTGGCCACAGCATCGGATCGGCGGCGTTGAGCATATCGACTAGGGCAAGGCCAGCCTGCATCATGCCGGAACGACGAGCCATCTCCAGCTGGTCAGGTGAATAGGGAGAAGTAACGGGAAGGAGACCGCACAGGCTCAGATAGCGCCGGATAAGCAGACGCAAAGCTTTCGACTTTGCAATCTCTGCAACCGCAAACGTGAGGTTTGCAGTCTCCAGTGTTTCAAGATTGGTGTCGAGTTCTTGAGCCATACCTAAGCGATCTCCTATGCCGCCATTCTACACTAGGCGATTGTTCCGGTCAATACAAAATTTATCCGCCGAGAAGCTGTCTGACTGCGGCCACGCCACCGCCAGTTCCATCCTGCAAAAGCGGGGCTGCGGCGCCGGAGAAGTTTTTGGCGACTTCGCTGACCTGCTGCAATTCAGCAAGTTGGTTCTGCGCGGACACACCTTGCCCGGCCTCCTCGTCGGACCGAAGACTAGTCGGACGAATACCGAGGCCTTCGGCATACTGTTGCAGCAGGTCATAGGGGTTGATCTTCTGCTGGAGTTCGGGGAACGCACCGAGAAGGCTTCCGGCAAACCCGAAGAAACGCTCGATGGTGGAAACGTCGCTGGCCTTCTGCACGTCGGACAGGATGTTGGAGAATTCGACGGTTCCGGGGGTTTCTGGGAGATCGTCGAAGAGGCCCTTACGCGAAGCGATGCCAAACACCCTCGACACGATCGGAAACAAATCCTCGTTGTAACCGCGCGTAAGCACTGGGCCGAGCATAACGAGTTTTTCTTCGCGGCGAGCGTCGATTTCGGTGGCACTTCGCACAGTGTCGAGTTGCGACACCATGTTGAAAAGCTGGTTGAACAACTGCTTTTCAATGTCGCTGATAATGTCCTGACGCTTCAGTTGCAGTTCCTGGAATGGGATTTGCAGTTGAAGAAGCGGCCTGGCGCCCTCATTGGCCGAGCCAAGATTTGCGGTAAACGTGATCCCGCCAGCGGAGAATGCCTTCGGACGATTTTGAAGCTGAATGTCTGCGAGCAGCGGCGGCGAGATGAGCTTGTCCAGGCCCTGATCGCTTTTGAGCTCCATGTTTTGTAGCTGCGCGGCTTTGCCTACAACGCCGATTGTCGGAGGGACTCCGTAGGTGTTGTCGTCCGGGGTGGCCCACCGGAACACGCCAGCAGGCCACTCCCACAAAGGGCGCTTTGCAAGAAACTCAGGGCCATCTTCCGGGCGGCTTGCGAGCCAATAGAGTTCGCGAAAGCCAACCCTTGCGGGGACAAGGCCGTCTTTTTCGTTTTCCTCGATGAGGTGGCGAACTACATAGTTCGCGTTACGGAGCGCTTCGATCTGGTCAAGGCGCGCCTCCTCGGCGAGGGATTTCGGGACGTTATTGATTCCGAACTCTTCGATGAGGTCGCGGCCTTTCATTACGAACTCACGGCCGATCTTAACGATTTTGTTCTCGGCGTTCTTGCGGAGAAAAAAGGTTCCGGGCGCGAGCAGCTTGAATTTGACCACAGTATCGCGATCCTCGTAGCACAAGATAACACTCGTGCCGAGTCCGCACCCATCGTAAACCTGCTGGGCGCGAAGATCGTAGTAGTTGCTTGCGGATAGAATTTCGAGGAGCTTTTTTCGCACCTTCGAGTTTGTTTCGGAAAGAGCAGCGTCAGGGTCGGAATACGGCTCTGCTGCCGGATCGCTAATGCGAAACCATTTCCGCGCTGGGCTGGTTACGCCATTCATAAACCCAGCAGCCAGAACATATAGCGCATGAGCGGCAGCGCCGTCTAGCATACTGGTATTGCGGAGTCTGGCAGTCTGCATGTTCCCGGTGTCAGGGCCGTGCAGGGACTGATACAGAAATGGGTAGAAAAACTTGTTCAGCTCGCGCCAGATGGGAAGCCAGAGCTGCTGCTCCTGCTTCATTTCAGCCATCACCCTGTTGGCTTTTTCCAGGTGCTTGATTGCCATTACTGGGGCTACGCAACCATCACCAATGTAGCTGCTGGCGTTGTAACCATTGCGGATATGTTTGGAAATCCAATCACCGGGAGTTTCTCCGCTCGGAAGGTTTACGAACTCCCCACTGGTATTGCCGATATTACAGGCTGCCGGTTTTTCCAGGATTTGGATAAGGTTGTTGTAACAAACGCAAACTTTGCCTCCAAGGAAATTGTTTACGTCAGCGATACTGATTGGCAAATTTTTGACATGGTTGAGAATATCCCAGAGCGCCCAACGGCAGTTACTGGAGTGGCTTCTGATACCGGAACTGCATCAACCATCTATGCCGTTACTGCAGTTGTCGATGGCGTTGAGTCAAACGCCTCCAACAAAGAGATAAAAACCAACATCGTGAATTTTACTACAACAACGGGCGAGGTAAAACTTAGCTGGGTTGGGGTTCCGAATGCTGAGTATTACAACGTATATCGCTCGGTGGTATACCCTACCGGGGCTGCTGACTCAAGTGATCAGCTGGGCTACCTTGGGCGGACCGAGGGGCTTACTTACGTTGACGCCAACAGAACTCCTGACTTCACAAAAGCCCCTCCCAGGCGTGTAAACTATTTTGCTGACTCAAACTATCCAGGGCTTTATACGAGGTTCCAGCAACGTGGCATTTATGCTGGGCTCAAAAATGACCCGCTTTCCGTAGTAGGCGCTAATGACAAAGAGCGTTACACTTTCAGAGCGAATAACCCTCCTATAGCAACTGACGCTTTTAAGTATACCATCGACGCCGAGTCCATCCGGCCGATTAAACACATGCTGCCGCTGCGGTCCGGATTGCTACTGTTTACAGCTGATACCGTGTCGCAGCTTCGTGGTGGCGGAGATTCGAAAGCACTCACGGCAGTAAGTGCGTTTGCTGAAACTCAGGGCTATGTATCGGTCTCCGATCTGGTTCCGATTGCGGTTAACCTGGATGTTCTTTTCATGTCAGGGCTCAGCAGCGAATTCAACGCTATGCTCTACACGGAATACACAAACTCGTTTGAGACTCGCGATCTTATGGTGCTGTCTTCGCACTTGTTTAGCGCGGACAATCCAGCGGTTCAGATGGATTGGGCGCCTGAGCCGCACAAGATTGTTTACATGGTGCGGGCTGATGGTCAGCTTGTAACCCTGACCTACGAGCGCAGTCAGGAAGTTTTTGGCTGGGCTAGGCATCGCACTAAAGGCAGTTTCAAGAAAGTTTGCGTGGTTCGCGAAA